TTGATCTTACTGCGGCCGTGTCTAACACGCTGCCTATAGCCAATGGCGGCACCAATGCCACGGCAACGCCCACGGCTGGTGCGGTGGCCTATGGTACCGGATCCGCTTATGCGTTCAGCTTAGCCGGCAGTTCAAATGAGGTGCTGCTTTCTGGCGGTGCTGGCAGCCCAACATGGTCAGCGCAATCAGCTTTGTCTGTCGGCACTGCCACCAATCTTGCCGGTGGCATTGCCAGCCAGATACCTTATCAGACCGGCGCGGGGGCCACTTCCTTTATTGCGAATGGCACTGCTGGTCAGGTATTAAAGTCCAATGGAACCAGCGCGCCTTCTTGGGCGGGCATTGATGGGGGTACTTTCTAATGGCGGCTACCGGCTTTACTCCTGTGCAACTCTACCGCTCCACGACAGCGGCTGCCGTGCCGTCTTCGGCCAATCTCAGCCCTGGTGAGCTTGCGATCAACATTGCCGACACTGACATGGCGCTTTATGCTGAGAACGCATCTGGCACGGTCAAGCGGTTGATAAATAACCCGGCTGGATTGAAGTATCCGACTGCTGACGGAACAAACGGCCAAGCGGTTGTTACTGATGGCGCCGGTAATCTTTCTTTTGGCGCCGCTGGCATCACAACAGGGAAATCTATCGCCATGGCGATGATTTTCGGTTTTTAAGGAGAAAATCCCGTGGCAAATCCAAATATTGTTGCCGTTACAACGATTACCGGCAACACGACTTACTTGACGCCATCAGTAACAACCGCGCTTGTGTTGTTGCCTAATGCAGCATCATCAAACAAGGTGTTCAAAATCAATCAGATTGTGGTTGCCAATTCAACAGGGTCTGCCGCAAATGCCACGGTGAATGTTTATACAAATGGCGCTGTGGCCCAAGGGTCCGCTCCAGCTGGTGGCACTGCGTTCCCGATTGTCTCGGCTATCTCTGTGCCAGCAAATGCATCATTGATTGCAGTGGACAAAACTACTGCGATTTATTTGCAGGAAGGCACTTCAATTACGATTACGTCTGGCACGGCAAACGCGCTGACCTTTAGCATCAGCTACGAAGACATCTCGTAATAGGAGTTTTCTCTAATGTCGCTGCGTAATCAAGCTGGCATTAACCTTCCTGGTTATAATGCTTTGAAGGTTGCTAACGCGCCGACAATTGGGACGGCTACGCAGGCTTCTAGCACTTCCGTTTCTGTTGCTTTTACTGCGCCAAGCTGCGTTGGGGGTGGCGCTATTACGTCTTACACGGCGTTTGCTTGTTGTGGGGTTAAAACCGGCACTGGCGCATCTTCTCCTATAACCGTTACTGGCTTGACTTCATGTCAACCTTATACTTTCAAAGTTTTTGCCACAAATGCTTATGGGCCAAGCTATCCTAGCGCAAGTAGTAATTCTGTTACTCCTGCTATTACAGGACAACAAGCTTATACAACCCCTGGGACATATACTTGGGTTGCTCCTTCTGGAGTCACTAAAGTTTCAGTTGTTGCTGTCGGTGGTGGCGGTAGCGGCGCTGGTTATACAAGTAATGGCCCAGCAGGCGGCGGCGGCGGCGGTTTGGCATATTTAAATAATATTTCGGTTATTTCCGGAAATAGTTATACTGTTGTTGTTGGGGCGGGAGGAAGTGCCGCAAGTGCTTTTACTAATGGCAATGATGGCGGTAATTCATATTTTATATGTAGCACAAATATAAACGCAAGCGGGGGAATTAAAGGGACAATTAACACTAGCAGTGGCGGAAGCGGGGGAACATATTCAGGCTTAGGGGTTTTAGGTGGTACTGGTGGCACTGGGGGGGCCGCAACAACTGTGAATAGCACCGGAGGCGGCGGTGGTGGCGCTGCTGGATATTCAGGCAATGGCGGTAATGGTGGTAAAGCTGGAACTTCTGCTGGTTCTAACGGAAGTGGCGGCGGCGGGGGTGGTGGCGGTGGTGGTGTAGATATTTCAGGACAAGGTAACGGGCAGGGTGCTGGCGGGGGGGGTGTTGGTATCTTAGGATCGGGGGCAAATGGTTCTGGCGGTACGAGAATATCTTCTAGAGCAAATGGCGGTGGCGGTGGTAGTGGTGGAGCAAGTGGCGAAAATGGCACTATATCGGGGTCAAGCAGCGCGGGTGGCGGAAATTACGGCGGCGGCGGCGGTGGTGATGGCGCTTCAGCAACAGTAAGTGGTCCAGGAGGCGGAGGCGCAGTACGCATCATATGGCCAGGAACTACACGTTCATTCCCATCTACTAATACGGGGGATTTGTAATGCCTAATTTTTCCGGCATTTGGACAAGATCACAGCAAATGCAGGCGCGTGGCGCCGGCACATGGCCAGCAACGCCCGGCGCGCCGACAATCGGCACTGCGACGGCGGGAAATAGCTTGTGTGCCTCTGTGACGTTTACCGCGCCTGCTTGCACGGGTTATCCTCCTTTAACGACCTATCGCGTCACTTCAACGCCTGGATGCTTTACCAATACAGGCGCTTCATCTCCGATTGTTGTGTCTGGTTTGACGGCTGCAACTTCTTATACGTTTAAAGTTGCCGCAACAAACACAGTTGGATATGGACCATGCAGCGCGGCTTCTAATAGCATTACAGCGGTATCTGCTGGCTCGCAGTCTTATACATCGCCGGGGACATACACTTGGATTGCCCCGTCAAATGTTACTAGCATTTCTGTTGTTGCTGTTGGCGCTGGTGGTGGCGGTGGTGGCGGCGGCGGCGCTGGCGGCGGTGGTGGTGGTTTAGGGTACTACAATAATTACTCCGTTACTCCCGGCGGTTCTTATACTGTTCAAGTAGGGACCGGCGGCAATCAAGGTTCTAACAGTGGTGGCGCTGGAACAGCAGGTGGAAATTCTTTCTTTGTTAATACATCAACTGTTCTTGGTGGCGGTGGCGGTGGTGGCGCAGGAAATGGAGGAAGTTCTGGTTCTGCTGGAACTTACACAGGTACTGGCGGCGGTAATGGTGGTTTAGGGGGGAGAGCAAATGTTGGAAATCAAATAGGCGGCGGTGGCGGGGCTGGCGGATATGCAGGCTCTGGGGGTGCTGGAGCGCAAGGAAGTGGGACTGCATCAGCGGGTGCCGGGGGTGGCGGCGGCGGTGGTGCAACCGAATCTAATGGCAGTTATGTTGGCTCTGGCGGTGGTGGCGTTCGCCTTTGTGGGCAAGGAAGTAACGGGGCTGCTGCCGCTAATAATAATTCTGGTGGCGGTGGTGGTTCTGGCGGTAATTCTGGGAACGCTGGAGCGCAGACTTCTACGGGTGGGCGCGGTGGTTTATATGGTGGCGGTGGCGGCGGTAAAGGCGGGGCTATTTGTCCTTCGGGTCAGAGCGGCGCGCAAGGCGGTGTTCGTATTATTTGGCCCGGCACAACTCGCTCATTCCCATCTACAAATGCAGGAAGCCCATAAATGAGCATCAACCAATTTCCTGGCGGCATTGTCACCAAAACACCTGCGGCTCCAACGACATCTTCCGCGAAGGGGATTTGGACGTTATCGCAAGCAACAGGCTATGCTAAGCAAGGCATCTGGCCGCGCATTCCTAGCGCGCCGACGATTGGCACTGCGACTGCCGGCTCTTCTGGCTGCGCGTCTGTGACGTTTACTGCGCCGACTTGCGTTGGTGCTGGATCTTTGACTTATAGCGTTGTTTCTACGCCGGGTTGTTTTTCAAATACCGCAGCTTCATCCCCGATTGTTGTCAGCGGCCTAACAAACGGAACATCCTACACGTTTAAGGCTTACGGCGTCACGCCGGGCGGCACGGGGCCGGGGAGTGCTTCCTCTAATAGTATTACGGCGGTGTCTGCTGGTTCGCAGTCTTATACAACGGCGGGAACTTATTCTTGGGTTGCTCCTGCTGGCGTAACATCTGTTTCTGTTGTCGCTGTGGGTGGCGGCGGCGGCGGTGCTGGTGGCGATGGAGGCGCCTTTATCAAAGGAGGCGGGGGCGGCGGTTTGGGATATAAAAATAACATATCAGTAACCCCAGGGAATAGTTATACGGTTGTTGTTGGCTCTGGTGGTGCAGGGGGCGCTGCTGGTACTGGTGGTGGTGGTTCTGCAGGAGGGGCATCATATTTTAATACAACCGCAACTGTTAGAGGGGGACAGGGCGGTGGTGGCGGCGGCAGTGGCGGCGGTTATACTGGAGATGGTGGCGGCAGTGGCGGCACCCCGCAACAGTTTGGAGGTGGTGGCGCTGGCGGTTATGCCGGAAGCGGTGGTAATGGCGGAACATATCCTAGGGGTAACGGTACAGCAGGTTCTGGTGGTGGTGGCGGTGGTGCTGGCTCGGGGGACTGCGGTTGTTACTCCCAAAATGGTGGTGGCGGCGGTGTAGGAATTTTAGGTCAAGGCGCTAACGGTGCAGGCGGTATTGGTGCAAGTACCACAAACATAAATGGTAAGGGTGGATCGTGCGGTTCTAACGGAGGTATTGCATTTAGCGCCAACATGAGTGGTGGATTGTATGGTGGCGGTGCAGGCTCTGGATATTTTGGGAATCTTACTGCTGGTGGTACTGGTGGGCGCGGCGCCGTGCGAATCATTTGGCCTGGAACTACGCGCTCATTCCCATCTACAAACACAAGTTCACCTTGATATAGGGAAGAAAAAATGAATTTGTACATTGAGGTCGAAAACGGCCAAACCAAAAACCATCCTGCATTTGAGGATAACCTCATGCAGGCTTTTGGTGAAATCCCAGCGCATTGGGAACCTTTTATTCGCGTGGAGCGTCCAACTCCCAGCGTATATCAGGTTCTTGATAGTGACATGCCAACCTATGAAAAAGTTGATGGCACTTGGACTGATGTTTGGGCTGTCCGCGAAATGACTGCTGAAGAAAAAGTGGCCAAGCAGAAAGAAGTAAAGGATGCTTGGGCGGCGCGAGATCAGGCAGAAAATTGGGCCTTGTGGTTTTTCAATGAAGCCACTTGCCAATATGAGCCACCTATTCCGCGCCCCGAGCCGGTTGATGGTGTGACTATCGCTTGGTGCGGCGCAGAAAATAACTGGAAAGTTGTGCCCGCCTTTCCTCAAGACGGCAAGCAATATAAATTCGATTTCACTGCTTGGGCTTGGGTTGAGGTGACCGCGTGAAAAAGAAAAAAGCCTGCAAGGCGGCAGAACAGGTTGCTGAGATTGTTTACAACACTCAGTTGCAGGTCGCCTTTCATTTTCCCTGCCCAATTTATATCATTGAGCGGCCGGACTTTCTGCCTTCTGTTACTGAGGTTTCGGACGAATCTCTCCAGAAGTTGCATAAAGAACGAAAGCTTGATGATATTTACCCCGTGATGATGAGCGAAAACTTTTTTGCTGATCCTCGTGTGGCGACATTCACCGAATTTGTGGGATCAACTGCTTGGAATATCCTTAACGAGCAGGGCTACGCCATGCACGATAAAGTGGTGTCTTTCACGGAAATGTGGACGCAAGAGCATCACAAGCATTCGTCTATGGAGCAACACACGCACGGGTACGGCGCACAGATTGTTGGTTTCTACTTTCTTGAAGTGCCGGAAAACTCGCCTCGCGTAATTTTTCATGATCCTCGCGCTGGTAAAGTGCAGATTGATCTGCCTGAGACTGATCCTAATCAGGCTACAGTTGCCAGCAAGATGATTAATTTTGAGCCAAAGCCGGGCATGATGATCTTTTCAAATGCTTGGTTGGCGCATTCATTCACGCGGCATGCGTCAGATAAACCGATTAAATTTGTGCATTTCAATTTGAATGTGCAAATGGCTCCGGTTGCTGCGTGTCCTATGCCGGCGGCTGAAATTGTATGAATAAGTATCAAATCCGTTTCAACAAAACGCGAGGCAATCCCGGCCGAGGCACTGGCGATCATGTCTGGCGTGTTTTTGAAAACGGAAAAGAATACTTGTTCAAGCACTTGGATATTACAGCGCCAGTAAAAAGCGAAAAGGATGAAAATGGTCAGGACTATAACATTGTTTGTTATGGGTATCTGACCATTGATCGTAAAACCTCTACCGCAATAATCTCTAATACTGAGGTTTTACCCAAGAGTTGTTCTCAGATTGCTTTGGCTAAATGATATGGAACTGCCCAAGCTCACGCCCATCATTCAGTTTGCCACGGCCAGCTTTGCGCTGGCTGTCGGCGGCTACACGGCCGGCGAGAAATTTGGCTGGTTCAAGAATGAGATCATTGCCTGGGCGCCGGAGCATTTCAGGATTGAACCGGCCAAGATTGGCCAGCCTGTTACGGTAACGGTGGCCAGGGTCAAGAAGCGCGACGATTGTTCGGTTGAGGGCTTTGAGGTGACGGTCAGGGACGGTGGTGGGGTTATCCATCAGGCCACGCCGAGTATGACCCGGTTTACCGGCCCGGCTGGTCCGGAGATAGACACGTTTACCTATCTTCTGACCATCGACGATAAGGATGCTATCAATCCTGGCCGGGCAACGCTGTTGGCGACAATCAAGTACAAATGCCCAGAGGGTGAGCGGACGGTAACCTATCCGCGGCACCAAAACCTCACCTTCACGCTGGAGAAATAGGATGGAGCAGCTTCTCAATTTGGTCCGCACGGTGGCGCCGAGCATCGCCAGCGCGGTAGGCGGCCCGCTGGCTGGCATGGCCACCAAGGCCATCTCTGAGGCCCTTCTGGGTAAGCCAGACGGGTCTGAAGAGGAGTTGTTGCAGGCTGCCGCAAAGGCCACGCCGGAGCAGTTGCTGGCGCTGAAGAAGGCGGAGAACGACTTCGCTTTGCAGATGCGCGAGTTAGACATTGATCTGGAGCGGATTGCCAGCGAGGACCGCGACAGCGCCCGCAATCGGGAAATCAAGACCAAAGACTGGACCCCCAAGATCCTGGCCGGCGGTATTACTGTCGGGTATTTCGGGGTGCTGTTTTACATGCTGACGCATGGCCTGCCGACTACGGGCGGGTCTGAAGCCATGCTGGTGATGCTGGGGACGCTGGGCACAGCCTTTGGCGGTGTCATGGCCTACTACTTTGGCAGCAGCGCCGGCAGCAAGGAAAAGACCGAGGCGTTGAACAGGATGGCCCACAAATGAAGGATATGTTCCCCCAGGCCCTAAAGATGGTGCTGCATCACGAGGGTGGCTGGGCTGACCATCCGGCTGATCCTGGCGGCGCCACCATGAAGGGCGTGACGCTGGCCACCTTCAGCAAGCATTTGGGCCGCCCGGCTTCCAAGGATGAGTTGCGGGCGATCAAGGACGAGCATCTCCATGAAATCTATAAGAGGGGCTATTGGGACAAGGCTTCTTGTGATGCGATGCCGGCTGGTGTTGATCTTGTCGTGTTTGACATGGCGGTGAA